CAATACCATAAACTCTAAAATGTGTTTCAGGCAATCTTCGTACAAGACCAAATGCATAATAAAGCTCTCTCCATACACCTCTGAAACCAGAATTTTCATCATAGGACTTTGCATTCTCTGGTAGATCAACCATAGGAACTTTTTCAGCAATTTGGAATGCACCATATTTGCCTTTCTCACCATAGTTATGCTCGGTAAGATTAAGCATTAATGATTGTTTATCCAAGCCTATTTCAGATAAAATTGGAGCATTAACATAGTAAACGATTCCATCCCGACCAGTACCAAGAATCTCATTTACTTTTAAACCATATCTAACTGACATATCAGTAGATTCGCCAAAACCACGTTTGTTTTCATAGGCAGAAGCAAGCTGTTTCGTGAAGGTAGAACCACCAAACATCCATAATTCACGTACACCTGATTTATCTAATGCCGTTGAAACAACATCATTTACTTTGGCAACATTGGGAACACCTCCCATATCGATATAATTATCCGCAGGAATGAATTCTACAATACCACCAGTTTCAAATTCACTTTCATTCCCAGATTCAATAGCACTTCTATTGCCCATAAGAATAGCACGTTCAATAGTTTTCATCATTTTGGTTTCATCAAGAGTAAAATTCAAATCAAGTTGAGCATCACCATTCTCCATTAAGAATGTTTTAATACCACCACCTTGTGCAAGATGTTCACCAATTCCGTATGATTCTCTTGTGATTTGGATAACATTTTCTAAATATTTTCCATTCGCCGATACAGGTGGATTAGGTCGTTGATTTGTCTTGGCAACAGAGTTTGTGATTGTTAATTTAGAACCACTTGGGATAGCAATAAGTTGACCTGTGATTGAATTTACAGGATGAACACGTTTTATTTTTACCCAAGTATAACCACTTGCTGCTGCATTACCTTCATAAGCACTATCTGGTTCGCCAATAGAAATTACTCTAATTGTTTCATTATAGGAAAACCCATTAGGCGGGTCAAATGTTGTGCTAACATCTGTATGGGCTGTTACGGTAGCTTTTCTATAAACATTATCAACTGTTAAACGATGGTTTGTATTCAACCCATTTGCGAAATTATTTGTTACCTTAATGTAATCAACTAAACTTCCAGAAACAGGTCTTGCTGATGCAGCATTAAGGACATAAGTATATGGCAATTCTGAAAATTCTTGATATCTGAAACGCCAATCACTAATCATTTCAGGCTTTACTGTACCAAGTTTTTCAGATATAATAGTAAGAATACTTAATGGATTTATTTGTCTTATGGTAAATAGTTTAAACAATTCTCCTTCTTGTGCATAAGTACGTACACGTTCTTGTAACATTGGGGAATCATAAAAACCACGATAAATTGCATTGTCTTGTCCAGGCATATTAAACTCCAAAATTATTTGTTAATCGTTTTATTCAACATTCTTTGAACAGGGCTATATTTATTTTTCATATTAGTTTTGTTTATAGCCTCTGCTTCACCTTTAACATTATTTATATTTGTCGGCATTTCTTTATTCGGTAGATATAATCCTTTGGAATTATATTCTGCATGAATGGCGGCGACTTCTTTCTCAATAGCTTTTTTAAGCAAATTATCAAAATGGAAACCTTTAAATACATTTCTTAATGAAAAAGGATTTTTTTCGGATTCAAATTGACCCGTTTTAATTTGTTTTTGAACTTCATCAAGTTCATTTAAATATCCAGTAAATGCTTTGTTTGCTTCATCAGCATCTCCATAATTAGAATTTGGAAAATATGTTTCTTTAAGAAAAACCAAATCTTTATCTGTTTGGTCTTTTACTCTTTTTAATATATCTTCCTGACTTTTTTTTATATTTTCATACTCTGAAAATAATTTATTTTCTTGATTAGCTGTATTAACTCTATAATCATAAGATGCGGTACCAGCAGTATAGGCTTCTGATGGGTCGTAAATAAAACCTCCAGCAGGTAATCCAAATTTATTTTCAATATTTGGTATTAACTCCTGTTCTTGATACTGCTTTAATTTGCCTTCGACACTTGTTTCATCTTGTGTTTGCGAAGCCAAGTAATCTATATCAGGCAAATCAAATTCTCTCTGGAATCTTTTATAAGTACCAGCAGAATCTTTTTTTAGCCCATCAATAAATTCTTCATATTTCTTCAACCTTTCATCAACAGGCAAAACATTTTTTAACTTATTTAATTCTTGTTCTCTCTCCCCAACAAGTCTTTGATTCTTTTTCATATCATTGCGGTTCGAAAGTAATTCATAATATAAACTTTCATCTTTGGCTTTAATATCTTTGTATTTATCAAAATCATCTTTAGATAAATCTTTTAAGAAACTATAATCATATTTTTTATTATTGACAGGTTCTTTAATTTCTTTGTCTTTATCAGTCGGTGTTCCAACATCAACATTTACTTTTTTCGACTTATCAATAATTTTTTGAGTAGGTGATATAAAATCATTTGATTGAATATCGCTTGATTGATTTTCAACAACTACTTCTTCAATTTGTTTGTTTGGTTTTTCGATGTCATCTTCTGGCATTATTGCTCCATGTTTTGTTGTGATTGATTATTGAGCTGCGATTCTTGTCCAACATTTGTTGGCTCAAGGGGAACAGCAGCACCTTTTAATTTTGCACTAAATTTAGCAACTTCTGTTTCAAAACCTTTTTGCATAACTTGATTTGCTAATATTTTACTTCGACCTTCTAAATCTTTTATTGCTTGTTGCATTTGTTCGATAGTGGCATTCTGTTGCGAAACTTGGTCGATTTGTGTTAATACTTTATCTACATCAGGCACATTGATACGTTTGAGGATTAGAGGCAAAAGCTGGGGAACTTTAAGTTGAGTGGCGAGATTAGTGAGTAACGCAGCTTCCGTGCCACTTTCGAACCCATTCGATGATTGCGAAGTGAACCTAACATCCTTAAAGCCAAAACTTAAATCTGTTTCTTTTGCTACCGTAACTTTATTATCATCTAATTTCAGTACATTGTAAGCAATTGTTTGGTCTAATTGACCATCAGCATTAATATTAGAAACAAAACCATTTGGAGGAGCATATTCTTTATAAAAGTTTGCAACAACTTTTCCAACAATAGATAAGGCAGCATCTGATTGTGCCAATCTTCTACGTATCTTTTGTCCACTTGCAGATTGCAATGATGCTACTGTTGAGAAAACAGAAGGACTTTCACGATTATCACCCATATTAACACCAAATATACCCATTACATATTCCATCAAATACATAATATAACGTGGGAATTGTAACCATGCTTCAGTTAATGGTTTTGATTCCAATATTTGTGGTGGCTTAGTATAACCTGGTACGGTCTGCGACCAAGATAACATTGCACCAGGCATTGAAAAATTCTTTTTCCATTCATCAATATTGCTAATAGAACCTTCTTCATATAAGATTCTCAATGAATTCATTAATGAACCATTAATCAAAGCAATCATCATGAACTTATCCAATACTCTTTGTAATGGATATAAATACCAAGTTCTACCTATTGGATAAGGTGTATCTCTATGGTCATAAACCAATGGAACTATATTATACATATCAATAGGATAAACAACTTTGTAACCAAGTTTTCCAATAGATGTATATTCGGTTAATACATTTCTTCGTTGTTTGATTATCTTTATCTTATTTTCTCTTTCGAGTTTCTTTAAATCATCGGTTAAATCAGAATAAATTTTATATCTTAATTCTGTCTCTTGATAATTTATATTTGCTTTATTAGGAATTGCAAGATACATAAACTGGTCTTCTAATTGAAGTCGTTGGATAAATACAACTGAATCTGTTGACTTCACAGAAGTTCTATACATCTGTGCTAATTCGACTAATGCAGATGGTGCACCATCAAGAAAATCTTTTTCAAATTGTTCATACGTGATATCATTTTCAATACTCTTAACAAATCTATAAGCAGACTTTTTTGATAGATTCATGGCTATCACCATATTATCTGAATCATCATAAAATGGAGATTTTGTTAATGGGTGAGGATAAAAATAACGCCAATTTAAATGTTTAATATCAACGTTAAATTCTCCATATTCATTGCGAGGAACAATATAATATAAACCATGTCCAACATTGGAACTGTCTCTTATAACCCTATCATGTTGCAAAGCACCAAGAGAATCATACCAACTTTTTTTAATAAGGTAATCATATACGGCGGAAACAGATTTTGATATTTGGGTTAGATTTTCATCAAATGGATGTATGATTGGTGCTACTTTAACAGT